GTTGACTTATACTTATATTATTGTTGACTTATACTTATATTATTGTTGACTTATACTTATATTATTGTTGACTTATACTTATATTATTGTTGACTTATATTATTGTTGACTTATATTGACTTTACATAAATCTTGTCAGTAACATCTTTTTCATTAAAATCACTATAACCAAACCATATAGAAGGGTTTGAAAACATGTTACTATATATATTACTTGGTTTTAAATCATATATCATTTCATCATATATTTGTATTTTTTTATCTTCTTGTTTTATTAATAATTCTTCAAATAATTCTTGATTACTTTTTGTTGTTTTATTTGATATATAAAAAATTAATATTATTACACTTAAAATTATTAAAGCAATAAAATATATCATTTAATTATAATAGATATTATTATAATTAAATTATTTAAATGAACTAATATACTCCCAATTTAAATGTTTACATATTTTTTCCCATATTTGATCATTTTCCATTATTTTATCAGGATCTTTATGTAATGGAAAACATTCAAATAAATGATCTAATTCGAGTAATTCGCAAAATTTATGAAGTACATACGAATATGATAAAAAATTCTTACGGTCAACTTGTTTAAACATTTCCCATGGTTCTTGTATCTTAAAAAACATTGATATAAATAATTTTTCCATATCACGTGTAATTTTTGGTGGTGGTAAATTATTTAATTTATTAATAATATATGCAACATGTTCATAATAACTATTATAATTTAATTTTTTTAAAATAATTTTCATTTTCTTTTTATTTAATATTGATAAATCTGTTATACGTTTTTTATTAAGTTCTTTAACAATATCAATAAATACTTGTTCTGGAATATCTGGACTTTGTTTGGCTTGAAATTGATTAAGCCACTCGCGAAAATGATTTAATCGTCTATATGGACTGTAATCTTTTATTTGTCTATCTTCATCTAATATTATTGTTTCACTATCACCACAACATGGACATATATATGCACTTTCTGACATATCTAATATTTTTTCAATAGTACAATCTTCACAATATTTAATTCTATTTGATCCATCATCATGAACTACACGGATACCTTCAACACGTTGACAGTATTTTTCAAATAATCCAGCTCTATTTACTGTAGCTACTTCATTATTTAAAGCATTAACATTTTGTTTTTCTTTTTTATTACATAAAAATTCCATTATATTTTTTGTTTCTTTGACAACAGGTTCTTTTTTATCTCTCATTTCATAATAATCAGATATTAAATCACCTGCATTATCATAATAATCCATTTCATCAAAATTTGATTTGATACTATTATATTCTATTTCTAAATTATCTTTTTTATCTAGTAAATTTGCTCTATTTTTAATATCTAATAATGTAAAACTATCTCTGCGTTCATCCATTGCATTAATCTCATTTATTATACTATTTATTTGATTAATTAAATCAGGATTTTCATATTTTTTATCATTAAAATATTTAACCATTTGTCTATGTTTATTATCCAAAGTATTTGATTCTTTTAGTGACACCTGTTTATTTTTTTTATATTTTGATGGCCCATCCGAACCTTGTGTATTTATCATATTATATATATATAATAAATATAAAAAAAGACTTTAAATAAATATATAGATTTATTTTTTACACCTTTGGAAATTTATTTCATATTTTAGAAAAATATACATATTTATTAATTTATATTTAAAAATTAATAAAAAATATTTAGAAAATATAAATTAAAAATCTATAAAAAGTATTTTTACAAAAAAATTTTAATAAAAAAAATCTATAAAAAATTTAATTAAAAAAAATCTATAAAAAAAAATTTCTAGTTATAAATATATATATAATATGGGTGGTGGTTTAATGCAACTCGTCGCTTACGGCGCACAAGATGTTTACCTTTCCGGTAATCCACAAATTACTTTTTTCAAAGTTGTTTACAGACGTCATACTAACTTTTCGGTTGAACCTATTCAACAGACTTGGAATGGTGCTGCTGATTTTGGTCGCACTGTTACCTGCAACATCAATCGCAATGGTGATCTAATTACTAATATGTATGTTGTTGTTATGTTAAATGCGCAACCAACCAAAACTGCTGAATGGGGATATGTTAATAGACTTGGACATGCACTAATTGAAACTGTTAGAATCGAAATTGGTGGTTCTAAAATTGATGAACAATATGGTGATTGGCTTAATATTTGGTATGAGTTAACGCATAAAACTGGACAAGAACGTGGTTATGCTAAAATGATTGGTGATGTTCCTGAATTAACTAACATTAGTTCTCAGGGTTTCAATGCACACCAGCTATATATCCCACTTCAGTTTTGGTTCAACCGTAATAACGGATTAGCTCTACCTCTTATTGCTCTTCAATATCACGATGTACGTATTACTCTTAAATATCGTGATTCTGTAAACTGTATTAATTATGTTGGATCTACAAAACCTGTAATTGATAAACAACTAATGTCTGATTCTTACCTTTTAATTGATTATGTTTATTTAGATTCTGAAGAACGTAAACGATTTGCACAAGCTTCTCATGAATATCTAATTGAACAACTTCAATTTACTGGGTCTGAATCTATTAATGGTAAATCTAGCAAATATCGTTTAAATTTTAATCATCCTTCTAAATATTTAATATGGGCACACCATCTTGGAAAATATAATAACGCCAATAATAAATGGTTAGCATATGCACCAGATGGAAACTGGGAAAATGCACGTGATAAATTTGCTAAAATTATTGCATGTGTAAGTTCGTCTAGTTTTAATATAACTACGGATAATAATGTTATAACAGCTGTAGGAAATTCTGTAGAAGAAGGCGAATTAGCTGATTTTATTCCTGATGGTGACTTACCTCAACTTTTTTCTACTGATTTAGGATCATTATTACAAAAAGTATCTGTTAAATTTGTCGCACTAACACCAACAAATGCCGTTGATGATCACGATGGTAATACTGGTACTCCTGATACTAAGTCTCTCACTGCTAATGTTGGATCATTAGACAATAACGTTCTTGATAATTTTATTGTAACCAAAAATAATTTAACTATTAGTGATATATCAAATATATTATTACCAAACTTATCAAGCTTAACGGTTGCTCAAAAAACCTTTGTAGATAAATTTGCATGCTCTGTTTCCAATTTATTTAATTATGGTGTCAATATTGATGGTAGCAATAATGTTTGCTCTAGTGCTAAACTTCAACTTAATGGACATGATCGTTTCCAAGCAAGAGATGGAAACTACTTTAACTATGTTCAACCAGCACAGCACTTTTCTAATACGCCAGCTGATGGTATTAACGTATATTCTTTTGCACTTAAAGCTGAAGATCACCAACCTACTGGAACATGCAATTTCTCCCGTATCGATAATGCCACTCTACAGGTAGATATTGGTACTGATCTTGAAGGTAGTACTAATAATATTTTAAATATTTACACTCAGAACTACAATGTTCTTCGCGTTATGTCGGGTATGGCAGGAACTGCATATTCAAATTAAATATTTTGTATAATTTATACATCATATTACATCATTATGTTAGAAATATATTTATATATATATATTTCCATCATAAAATATTTTTATAAAAATTGAATATTAATTAAATTATATTTAAAGACATAGTTAATTAATAATATAATGTCAATAGTGTTTAATAAAAAAAATAATTATTGTTTAATTAATAATACTATAATAGTATCCATTGAAGATGGATTAGAACTTAAAAAATTAAAAAATTTAAATGAAAATAGTTTTACTTATAATTCTGAAAATGAAATATGGATTTATAATAATTATAAAAGGTCTATTCCATTAATTAAAATATTATATCCAGAAGAAAAAATTAGTTCTATTGATTTTAAAAATAATAATGTTAATGATTATCAGCGTGATAATTTAATATTAACATATGATAAACGATTTATTGATAATTTCGTTGTTCCTCCTAATGTTGAAATAATTAGTAAAGGTACATCATATAAAATAACAGATGGTAAATTTGCTGGACAATATAGAAATATGTATTGGAAAGTTAAAAATAATATAAATGAAACATATTATTTAATGCATATCAAAGATGATATTTATACAAAAATATCAAAAAGAGACATTAAAAAAGTTTTAAATATCAATAATGTTAGACAATCGTGGTTTATTAATGTAAATGGTTATATCAGTACTACATTTAGAACTGATAGTAAAGTAAATAATATTTATCTACATCAATTAATTATGGATGTTCACAATGAAGATCTAACAAACTATGAAAAAACAGTTGATCATATTAATCAAGATAAATTAGATAATAGACAAACAAATTTAAGACTTGTTAATATGTCTACACAAAATACTAATAAAGGAAAGGCTAAAAGACGTGTCGATGCATGTGATTTACCAGAAGAATTAGATGAATCATTACCTAAATATGTTGTATATAGGAAAGAAATATTAGATAAAGATAGTGGAAATTTTAGAGAATATTTTTATATTTGTAATCATCCAAAATTAGATAAAAATTGGGAAACAACCAAATCACAAAAAGTTAGTATTAAAGAAAAACTAAAGCAAGCAAAACTTAAATTACAAGAAATAGATGGTGATATTACAGAAAAAGAATATTTACGTGAATCAAATACAGATAATAAATTAGATTTACCTATTGGAATTAGATTTTTATCAGAATCAACGCCATATAAATTTGTATTTGACATGCGAAAAAATGATATTAGATATGGTTTAACTAATGTATTAAAATCAACTAATTTACAAAATGAACTTGATTTATTTATTAATGCTATTAATAAAAAATATCCTGAACTTAATTATAGTGCATATAAAATTATAAATAAAATTAAAATTAATGAAAAGAATATTTCGCAACCAGAAACAGTTAAAGAAAATATAATTAAATTAGTTTTACCAACAAATTTTTCTTTTTATTTTGATACAAAAGGCAACGCATATTATTATTGCTTTGCTAAATCTGAAAAAGGAAAAATGCTAAAATTGAAAAGAAAAGTTAATTCAAATAATTATCAAACAGAATTTAATAATTTTATGAAATTAGTAAATGATAAATTTCCACATATCAAATTAACTGATTATATTATTCCAAATCTTGAAAATATAACAGAAAATGATTCAAGTGTTTCAAGCGAAACAAGTGATTCAGGCGAAACAAGTGATTCAAGTAATGCAAGAACAATTATAGTTAAACCAATAATGCCACAAAATTTTTCTATATGTAATGTAAATAATATTGATTATATACAATTTTGTAAAAAAATTAATGGCACAAAGTATCAATATAAAACAAAAATAAATTCATATGATTTGAATGCAGAATTAAATGAATTTATTAATGATCTAAATGAAAAATATAAATTAAACTTAATTAATTTAGATTATTCAATAAAAAATCCAACTGGATGGATGACAACTAATAAAATTGTTGATCATACAGAAACACCAGAAAAAATATTACAAAGAGCACAAGCACAAAATTATATACAAAATAAAATAAATGAAATTGGTTTAGATGAATTTCGTAAACAAAAAGCTGAATATGCACAACAATATCGTTCAAAAAATAATTAACATTGAGAGTGGATAAAGTTAACATCATATGATTTGTTTAATTATCTACATTTAATAAAATTCATTATAAACTAAAAAATGAAAATACTTTCTTTACTCGATATTAATTTATCATATATATCAGACTGTCCAACCATTGCATATATTTCTTTTGTGTTTTTTCTCTCAAATATTTTTAAATTTAAAAAATAATGTTGTTTGATATCATTTTTTTTACATTTTTCAGATATATCGTCATATGTACATAATTCATGATTAGATATTTTTTTTGTATTAATATTTGTTAATATACAATTATTTTTATCCATTTCTTCGCATTTATTTTGTTGTTCTATATAATCATAAGGTGCTGTATATTTAGCTGGATTGCAAAATTTATCACCACTATCACCAACTGCAAAATAAATACAATCGCTAATTCTAAAATTAAATCTTGGAAATAAATTAGAAGATAAATTTAGATTTTCTGGAAATAATTCTTTTAATTTATTTATTAATTTATATACATTTTGTTGAATATTACTTTCGTTAAAATTTGAATCTTTTAAAGGATAAAATGCAATATTAATTGGTTGTTCTTCTTCTTTACTATCATATTCTGCTTTATTATTAAATTGATTTAAAATTGTAAAATTAGGAAAATCAATATCGATTTTAAAACTTGAAATTAAATCACTAAAACAATCATAATTTTCAATTAATGTTTGTAAAACCCAAAAATATTTTTCTAATTTAATATTCATATGTACTTTAAAATTATTATCAGTATCATTAATTAATCTATTTCTAAAATAAATTTGATATTGATCAATACGACAAATAGGTAATAAATTAATTTGTTTACCAATAATTTTAGATTTAATCCAATCTAATATATATGGTAATATTGCTTCTTTTATTTTAAAACTATAAATAGAATTAAATAAATTTAAATCAGTATTAAACAAATTTGCTTTTAAAGTAAAATCATTTGCGTTTGGAAAAGATTCTGGTATTATTATATTAAAATTTTTATTAAATAATTTCGTATAATATAAATTAGATTGTGGTAATGAATATAATATTAAATAATATCTACAAGGCCAAAATGTTGGATTTTGTTTACATGTATCATTTAAATAAACAGTATCTACATCTAATACCCACATAAAACTACTATCATTATTAGAAACTTGTAACGGACCAGGCATAAGATTATATAATATATCTTTTTTAATCATTGGAAAATCTTTATGATATGGATTTGGATATTCATCAAACGGTACACGTGATATAATATTTTGATCTATTTGATCATTAAATGAAATAATATGTCCACCTTTTAAATCTAAATATTTTTTTTTATATTTTAAATATTTTTGTTGATACATATATATATATATATATATAGCATATTTTAAGATTAATTATTTTAATTTTAATTAAGTTGTTTTTTCTATTATATATTATAATAGAATGTCAAAATCAAAAACAATTATAAATTTAGAACAAAACGGAAGATTATTTCCTTCATGGGTTATGAAAAATTTTAAACAATATATATTACCTGAAATAATAACTAAAGAAGGCGAAGATCCATGTAACGAAGAAAGAGAAAAAGGATTAACTTTATATCAGCAGTTTGTTGGTCAATATTTAAATTATCAATCACCATTCAAAGATTTATTAATTTATCATGGCGTTGGTTCAGGAAAAACAAATACTATGATAAATGTATATAATATTTTATATAATTATACGCCTAAATGGAATATATTCTTATTAATTCCAGCATCACTTCATGATGATCCTTGGCTAAAAGATATTAAAAATTGGATGAAACAAGAAGATTTTGATAAAAGATTTGCAAATATAATATTTATTCATTACGATTCACCATTTGCTGATAGAGATTTTTTAGAAAAAGTAAGAAAAGCAGATTCGAGTAAAATATCAATGTTTGTTATTGATGAGGCACATAAATTTATAAATAATGTATATAATAATGTGACATCAAAAAATGGTAAACGTGCACAAGTTATTTATGATTATATTCAACAAGAAAAAATAGAAAATTCAAATACACGGGTACTATTATTATCTGCTACACCTGTTGTTAACAATTCATTTGAATTTGCATTAATATTTAATTTATTAAGACCTGGAACATTTCCAACATCTGAAAGTATTTTTGAACAATTATTTATAAGTTCATCTAATTTTGCATCATTAAATGAGAATACAAAAAATATGTTTCAACGGCGTATATTAGGTTTAGTATCATATTATATTGGTGCAACGCCTGATAAATTCGCTCAAAAAACAGTTCATTATATAAATTTAACAATGGATAAATATCATGAAGAAGTATATAATCATTTTGAGAAAATAGAAGAAGATAAAGAAAAAATTAGATTAAGAATGTCAAGAGGAAAAGTTGGTGATTCAATGTCAACTTATGCATCCTATACAAGACAGGCGTGTAATTTTGTTTTTCCATCAATATCTGATAAAATTAATGGTGAAAAACGTCCGAGGCCTGGTGCTTTTAGAATTAAAGAAACAGATGCAGTTGTTATAGATGAAGGACAAAATGTTGAAAAGAAAAATAAATTAGTACAATCTAAAGCAGAAGTACTTGAATATATGAAAGCAATTAGATCATTTGTAAATGGATTTATAGAGTTTTTAAAAGATGTTTTACGCAAAGATAAAGAAAATGGATATACAATTAGCGATGATATTAAATTATTTCATACTAAATGTGATGGCAGTTTTACAAAATTTCAGACAGAAAAAAAGAAATCTAAATTATTTGAAACTATGTATATGTGTAGTCCGAAATTTGTTAGAATAATTTTCAATATATTAAAAACAAAAGGAACAGTTATGATTTATTCAAATTATGTTGAAATGGAAGGTTTACAATTATTAAAAGTATATTTAGAATTTTTTAGTTTTGTTGATATAGAACAAGATCAAGAGTTAGATAAAAATAATTTAAATCCAAAAAAAGATCTAACAAAAGATGGATTACGTTGGTGTGAATTTCATGGAGGTATTTCAAAAGATGTTCGTAAATTAAATAAAGATATATTTAACATGACTGATAATAAATATGGTAAATATTGTAAAATAATTATGATTTCACCTGCTGGTGCTGAAGGTATCAATTTAAATAATGTACGACAAGTGCATATTACAGAACCATATTGGAATGAAGTACGTATTGAACAAGTTATTGGTCGTGCTTTACGTTTTTGCCAACATAAAGATTTACCGCTTGAAGAACGTAAAGTTGATGTATTTAGATATAAAGTTGTTAGAGACTCTGGTAAAGAAACAACTGATGAAAAAATGGAAGATATATCACGAAAGAAAAATAACTTATTATTATCTTTTATTGAATCAGTCAAAGAAGCATCAATTGATTGTGAATTATTTAAGGCTCATAATATGATGGGTTCGAAATATAAATGTTTTCAGTTTAATGAAGATTCATTATTTGAAAATCCAATTGGTCCTGCATATCAAAATAAATTAGATTATGATTTAAAATTAGATAATGGATCAAATGCAAAAGATTCATCCAGAATTAAAATAAAAGTAAGAAAGATTAAAGCAGTAAAACGTATTGGTGATACTTCGTATTCAAATGAAGAATATTATTTATTAAATGAAGATACAGGTATTGTATATGATTATGTATTAAATTATCCTGTTGGAAAAATTGATAAAGATGAAAATGGACAATTAATATTATTAGAAAATGATATTTATATAATTGCGGATGTAATAGAAATACCTGAACAAATATTATATGATCAAAATTAAATTATTTATTTAAATTAATAATATTTTTAACTTTTTGTTCATAAGCTGTAATATCTGAATTATATAAAATAGCTGCATCTCTATTTGCCGGTGAAGAAGTATTAGGATCCATTAATAGAGATATAATAGATAAAAGTATAGTACGAATATTTTGTGCAGGTGTCCATTCAGATTGTAAAATATCAATACAAATTTTACCATCACGATAAATATTCGGATGATACATTTGTGTTAGAAATTTAACTGATGGTGGTTTAATTGGATAATCTGTATCAAATTTTAATTCAATATCAAATACACCATTTTCAAATGGTGAGTTTGTCGGTCCTTTAATTTTAGCATGCCATATCATTAAATCTGTTGGTGTTTCAATAATAATTCCTTCTAATTTATCAGAATCTGATTGTAATTTTGATAATTCACGTGATAATCGTATATTAGTAAAATTTAAATTTGTTGACATTATAATAATTATAATTATATAATTATAATTATTTATAATCAATTTTTTTATATTTATATGAGTTTAATTATGATTTAAGTATATTCATATTATGTAATCCAGCTAAATTTTTTATTT